TAAAGTACCCGCCCACTTAGCGGATAAAATAAACGCACCTTCAGCACTAGCCGAGTCGTTGATGGGTGGTATGACTAGTGGCACAGGTGAGGGTTATCCTCGTATATCAATTAAGGGTTCACGATTTAGAATAGTGGAAGATGGTAATGAAACTGTCTTAGATACTACAGGTCTTGAAGTAGTTGTTGTAGGTGCTAACCCTAAACTATCTAAGACATGGTATTCAAAACCATGGAGTGCTGATGCTGAACCTTCTGGGCCAGATTGTTTTTCTTTAGATGGTGTTGGCCCACATCCAGAAAGTACAGAACAACAGAATGATTTATGTGCTACGTGTCCTCAGAATGCATGGGGTTCAAAGGTGACACCTCAAGGGCAACAAGTTAAAGCATGTGCAGACGGAAAACGTTTAGCTGTTGTGTCTGCTGATGACGCTGAAGGGCCAACATACTTATTACAAGTAACTCCTTCTGCATTAAAGAACCTTAACAAATACCAGAGAGAATTATCAACACGTGGTATACCACCTGAAATTGTTAAGACTCGTGTAACATTTGATACTGACGCATCATACCCTAAATTAAAATTTGATTTCGGTGGGTTCATAGATGAAGACGTACAGAAAGTAGTAGATAAATTATTCAATACTCAGGAAGTTAAAGCCATAACTGGTGAAGTGTCGCAAGCGCCAGCTGCAGTGCCACAGCTTGACACACCTAAACTTGTTGACATACCTATAACATCAGAAAAACCAGCACCTAAAGGCTTTGCAGCTAAAGCAGTTAAGAAAGCTAAAGCTAAGCCAACACCACAACCTGTTGAAGAACCAACTGTACCAGTTGTAGATAATGACACACAGGATTTAGCTGATGAGATAGCAGCTTTAGTAGGTTTAAGCGAGGGGGATACTGATGACAAATGAAGAAACACAGAAGTGGTTCTCTAAAGTAGAGGAACTACGCAAGCATATGATGCTAACTAATTCTAATATGGCTGAGATTATAGGAGTATCTCGAATGACTTACTATAGTTGGGTTAAAGGTAAACCTATAAGAGAGAAGAACTTTAAGAAAGTCCAAGCTACCCTACGTAAACTACTAGACATCATGACAAAGCATGACTGGCCTAAGCCTAGTATAATTGCGCTAGACCAAAGCCATAGATTTGAAATACTAAAAGACATTCTAAAAGAATACGAATCAGTGTAGAATCTTTTAAGGGGTAAGTTATGAACACGTTGGAATTTCTACAACGAGTTCTACCAGCCAAAGGATTCTATGTCACTACTGTTATCAACCAAGATGGTAACAAACAGGGATTCTATAAGACTGTTGAAGAACTCGCTAAAGTATCTGAAGCATTAGATAAAAGAAAAAATAATACCTATTTTGCTATATCAGCGTTTAGTGAGAAAGGTAACAGGCGACAAGATAATGTTAGAGCAACCAAAGTTGTAGCTCTAGATATAGATTGTGGTGAGGGTAAGCCGTTCCCTTCATGGAAGGAAGGGCTAGTCGCTCTAGGTAAATTCACTAACAGTCTTAAGTTACCTAAGCCTATGGTTATTTTTTCTGGTAATGGCTTACATGTCTATTGGGTTTTGACTAAAGAGTTAGAACCTATGGAGTGGAAACCATTAGCAACAGCTATGAAGTCAGCATGTATTGACAAAGAGTTTCATGTTGATGCTGGCTTAACAGCTAACAGTGCATTAGTACTAAGGGCAGTTGGCACTCATAATCCTAAGAATGGTAATGAAGTTAAGTTACTAATAGACGCTGACCCTGTTAACCCCGAAACACTTAAATTAAAGCTAGCAGATTACCTTAAGAGCCCTGGGGCGCCCGAACGTCACACATCTGGCAACACATTGCTAGATAATCTATCTATTAAACAAGAGTTTCCACCATCATTAGGTGCAGTAATCCAAGCTAAATGTAAGCAAATATCATGGGCTGCTAAAAATCAAACTGAAGTACCTGAACCATTATGGTATGACCTAATAGGTGTAGCTGCGTTCTGTACTGAGCCAGAGGAAACTGCAATAGCATGGAGCGAAGAACACCCTAATTATTCTAAAGCGTCTACCCTATCTAAACTAAAGCACTGGACTAACTCTGCCACTGGCCCTACTACATGTAGTAAATTTAATACCGATAGACCTAATGGATGCAGAGGTTGCAAATATAAAGATAAGATAGGTACACCCGCTAGACTCGGAGTTCAATATCAAGAAGTGGCTGTATCTACTGAGGCTATAGATAAGATATCATCTATTGTACCTATGCCTAAACCTTTCAAACGTACAGCAGATGGTATTAAAGCAACTATTGATGATACAGATATAGATGTATGTAAGTTTGATTTATACCCAGTTGGGTATGGTATGGATGAGTCATTAGGATATGAGACAGTTAGATACCATTGGAATAGACCTCATGCGGGGTGGCAAGAGTTATCATTAAGGCAAGCCTATCTAACAGATGGACACAGAGAATTTGGTACTGCTATAGCAGACCAAGGTATTGTACTTTACAGTAAGAAACAGACGGAGTATTTTCAGCTTATGTTACGCTCATATATGGATGAATTAAGACAGATACGTGCTATGACTAACCTTTATTCTACTATGGGTTGGAAGGAGAATAACTCGCAATTTGTACTAGGAGACCATATTCTTAAGAGGGAAAAGAATGGCACAGTATCTGAAGAATCAATTAGTCTAGCATCAACTTCTCAAAGATTAGGAACTGAGTTATATGGTACGTCAGGAGATATAGAATCATGGTCACAAGCGTCTCAAATACTTGAGAAAGCTGATATGCCATGGCATATGTTTGCATTAGGTGTGGGATTTTCAGCACCGCTATATGATTTCACAGGACTCAAAGGATTAACTGTATCTCTTTACGGGCCAACAGGCGGGGGTAAAACACTAGCCCAGTACTGGGTTCAATCTATATATGGAGACCCTGAGAAGTTACATTTTGCTGCTAAGTTTACACAGAACACGCTGTTCAGCAGACTAGGTATGTACTCTAATTTACCTATGACTGTGGATGAAGTAACTATGATGCAAGATAAAGAGGTGGGAGACTTCTGTTACTGGGTATCCCAAGGTAGAGATAAGGCTAGACTTAACCGTAATGCTGAAGAAAGAGACGCAAAAACTTGGGCTACTCCTGTTATAGTTTCCACAAATAAATCGCTACAATCGAAGCTCATAGCCTCCGGTCTGGACACTGATGCCCAAATGGCTAGGTTATTAGAGTTACCTGTACCATCCCACCCATTATTTACTAAGGACACAAATGCCGGACGTAAGATATATAACTTTGTCACATCACATTACGGGGTGGCCGGACGTATATTCCTCAACAAGTTGCTGAGTATGGGGCCAGATGGATGCAATGCGATAATCGCAGAGGCAACACAAGCCTTTAATGATAAGTATAAAGCTAAATTTGCAGGAGAAGAAAGGTACTGGGAGCAAGCTATAATACTAGCAGACTTAGGTTCTAAGTTAGCAAGTGAGTGGGGGTTGATAGACTATGATTATTCTAAGGGAACTGAATGGGTACTGAATGAGGTAGGTGCTATACGTAAGACTGTAGCAGAGAATAAGGTAGATTCCTTTGACCTAATATCTGAATACTTAAATGACTGTGCTAGCGTAGCTGTCACCGTCATGCATACAGCCGGACAGAAACCTGTAGTGGATTTTGCTAGACTGCCACGTGCTGATATACGTGTTAGGTTTGATGTATTCCGTAAGACTTCTGCTGACCCATTTGATAAAGGTACTATAATGTTAGACCGTACCCATTTTAGAAAGTGGTTATCAATGAAAGGATTTGATTACAAAGCATTTACACAAGAGCTATCTACCGAGAACGTAGTAGCCACACCTAAATCTCAGAAGTGTTATCTAGGTAAGGACACACCCATAAAACTAGGTCAATCATATGTAATAGGTGTTAATCTTAATCATCCTAGACTACAGGGTATATTAGATGAGGCTGATATTGTTGCTGAAGATTTGGCTTATGGTGAACTAACTGAAGTGAAGTAGTTACTTACCCCAGTCTTTTACTTTCATAGTTTTAATCTTACCGCCCGTGTATGCGTCATACTTAGCTGCGATTTGTACAGCCTTCCTAGCATCTGCGCCCATCTCCATAGCTGCCATTGCGTATGACGAACCCCAACCCAATGCATAGAAACCATCGGCCATTTCAACAGGGTATTTTTGGAAGAACCTATTTATAGTATAGATAGTGTCTTTATTTTCTATGACTATACATTCAAAATCTTCATCTGATTGTACGTGACTGAGGTCAGGGGCATCTTCCATTCTTGCTCCACGTTCAAACCAATCTACGAATATAAGACCGGTGTAACTGTCACCGGCAGTTCCTATGATAGTTCCACTTATTGAATATAGTTTCTTGCACTCCGCTATCCGGCCATCACCATGAGTTTCTTGTGAGTCTGCTGCTATTACTCCATCTCTTAATGCTATAGTTGTCATACTTTATACATAAGGCAAACGTTGGTCTTTAATCTCCTCGATAGATATAGTATGCCTTTCCTGTTCCCCGTACTCCTTATGGTACACTATGGACTGCATATTTCTTTTGGCACGATACCCTGATTTATGATTCCAAGCATCTCTAGCTGCAAGAGTATTGAAAGATTCAACATTACACCCTCTAAATTCTAGCATTTTCTTGTGGTGTATATGTCCTGTAAACCAGTTCCTAAACTGAGTTCTCCCCCATGCCTCTGGCATATCATGTGCCATAATTTCACCTAGAGCTTCCATCTTTATAGTATCTCCATGAGTAGAGCCAAATAAGTTCTTACCAAACTCATAGTACCAGTAGTGGTTGGGAGATATATCAATGTCAACACGTTTCTCTTTATGGTAATAGGCATCTAATATCATTGATAACATCTGAGAAAGTATCTCATCATGATTGCCCATATCATTACGTACTATAACCTTCTCATGTTTGGCTAGGGCTAGGTCAATCTTGTAACGAATAGACTCAGTACCAACCCTAACAACTTTATGTAACCTACCATCTACATCTAGAACTGCACCAGATTTAGCTGTCCTATTTTGTTGGTTATCAGAGTGAAAGAAATCACCTACATTTAATATTATAGCTAACTTAGTGTCAGGTGAAGCCTGTGATATTTTCTCGTTAGCTACTTGGTTGTTCTGCATAGCTATTTTTAAATCATAGTCTTCACCTACTTCTTCACCCCATGCATGTAGTCCAAAGTGTGGGTCACCCATTGGGTATAGAGTTAAGCAGTCTTTGTTTTTACATTTAGGTTTTCGTATAGGTTTAGCTTTACCTTTTACTGAATCTGCTAATGATTGTGTAAATTCTTTAGCTATCTCTGCTTGCTGTTCTCTATCAACTTTTGTGCGTACCCACTGCATCACCTGACCTTTTTCCTCATGGTGCAACGTGGTCGTACCTATTACAGAGAATCCATCGGGGGCGGTGTGTATCATATTATGTTCTGGAGCATAGCCTTGTATTGCTGCGTTTGCTTTAACACATTTGATTGCACGTTGGATAGCAGCTCTAGAAACCCCCGTTTCTTGGGCAGCTCTAGTTATGCTACCGTATTTAATTACAGCATCTATATGTCCAGCTTGGATTTCAGTTGCGTACTTTAGTAGCGTAGGGTCTATATCGACTGGAGGCTGAGAGGGCATAAAGAATACTCAATAAATTCAATAGGTAAGTTAATATAACTTGAAAATGCCATCTCATCAAGTACTCCCTTCGATTCTCTCCACTCTGGTAACATCAATACTCTGATACTATCAGACCGTTCTAATAAGTCGTGGTTAACTTCCTTCCAAAATTTAAAATCTTTACGCATGTTATAGCGTTCAGCCAAATGATGGTTGTTTACGATTGGGCTTATAACACACTCACCGTTGAACAAACATTCGGCAACGTATTGCTCAACGGTGAGATACCTGTGTTCCATAACTTCTGGGTCGTCATGGAGATAAGGTGATGCTATGAAAATCATAGCTAAAAAGTTAGGCTGCGCCTACTAGTACACCTACAGCAAACCAAATTACCCACCAAGCAACTGGTGGTATTAAGCCTAACCATTCTTTTAATTGATCCATTTATTATTCCTCATGTTAAACGAACGTCACTATCAGTTTCTATCCAAACTTTAGCACCACAAGACAACGGCTTGTCAGGTCTGTATAGAACCTTAGATTCTCCTAGAATTTCTACTTGATTACAATACCTATTATCTTTATAGGTCTTGACTGTTATGACTGGTCTATTCCCATTATCCTTACCATTAGCCCTTATATTGTGCTGATTGACATGAATTCTCTTTTTCATAATTACTCCTCACCATATGCATGGTGCTACTCTACATATACCTGCTGAACCATACCTTATTTCAGCTGCCTTTACAAGCGTGTCATTTTTGTCTAAACGTGTTGGCTTGCATACAGGACGGATATAAGCAATACCCTTATCTTTAAAGGTATACACTAACAGGTTATTAAATTCTTTTTCGGACTTGAACTGGGCGCACTCAACACCATTAGTAAATTCGTATGGGGTATGCTGTATATCTACACGATCACTATTCTGGAAGTATATAAATAAAATTAGTATCCACTTTATTGTCATACAATTTTAAAGTCGAATAGTTTCTTTGGAGATGCTTCTATACCTTTACTAAAAGCACTACGTTTATTCCTAGGTTTTGTAGATGCTACTTTATCCGGTAGGTTAGCTTGTTCTGTAAAACTTGTCTCTCTCTGAAATTTAGCTGCTAACTTAGGATCATTGGCATACATCCATTTCCTTTGGGCTTTACTTACAAAAGGCATATTAAAATAACCACGCTAAAAATAATGTCGCCATAATAGCATACAAATACACAGAATAATTAAGCCAATTCTTACTTATAAAACTACTTACATCTTCTAGTAAGTACAATATATCCCACCATAATTCTCTTAGCCATTTTTTCAACCTAGTATATCCTCCATAGAATGTATCTCGCCTATCATTTTTACGAACTCATTCTTATTACCAACTGTGGCTCTGAATCTATCCCATGCTGCTTTTTGATTAGCCTTGAATGATGTATTGGCCGAACTAAAGAATTTAGTTATCTTGTATTCTTCTGGTACATTAGCATTCCATTCATACATAGCATCAACTACAGATTGCATTTTTCCTGTATCTCCTGCAAGTCTTGCTTGGACATACTCATTTACAAATGTAGTTTTTATATCTCTATTATATGATAGGTGATATTTAGATAATTTAATAGCAGTGTTTTGTAAGTGGGCACGAGCAGGATAGAATCCTACAAATCTACCTATCATTTCATTTACTGTAACATCTGGAACCATTACCTTACCTCTAGCATTAGTTATAGTCCCATCCTTATAATACATTATGCCATCTGCGAAATTTCTTAACCCAGCTATAGGATTCTTTTTAATAATATCCATAATATCTGGGCTAGGTGTGCCAGTTAATTTAGAAGTAAAATAATTATAAAGCATATTAATAGATTGAATTAACCCTTTAGTATTAGATGCTACTGGTCCAGCAAAGTCTAATGAATCTCTTGAGTATTCAGCTGGCCCTCTACCCACTCTAAACATACCAGTAGCTGGTATTAAATTCCCCATAGATAACCTTGAAGACCATGTCCATCCCATACTATCTAATGCTCCCCGCATAACAACCTTAGATGAGCCGG